ACAAAGTTCGTCACATCGATGATCGATGTGCGAATATGAATCTGGAACCGCTGGACGTGCAAGACGTTGCCGTCAAACTCCACTCGACCGCGGTACCCTTCAACATAAGCCATGGGCGAATCTCCTCAGAGACTGGCTGATTACGCGCTGGCGCCGACGATGGCGAGCTTGTAAGTCGCGGTGTTGGTGCCGTCAGCGTTGGTGAGCTTCAGCGTGTCGGCAGTGGTAGCGGTAACCGCGTAGCCGGTAGCGTCCGTGCAGGCCAGATAAAACACACCACCGTTGCGAACCAGGATCTTGGGCTGGTCAGTACCAATCGTGCCAGCGCTGCTGATCCAGTTGACCAGAGCCGCAGTGGTATGACCACCGACATACAGGCCAGTCGAAGTGGTGTCCGTGGTCAGCTCCACGTAGATCACCTTGACGCGGGCCATGGTGATCGTGTTGCCGTACATGTCCGTCGAACCGCCAGCCAGATCGACGTTCAGAGTGGCAGCCCCGGCCAGGGTGCCCTGCTTGACAAAGATCACGTCGGCCTGAGAAGCGCCAGTACCGTTACTCAGCCGACTGCTCCAAGAGAAGCTGGCAGAGTTCACGGCATTGCCCCAGTCCAGCGCGTTCTGGTAATCCCAGTTAACGCGGGCGGTCAGGTTCTGAATCGTGAGCGAAGTAGCCATGGATGTTAACGCACCTTCTGCAAGAGGATCTGGTAGTTTAGCACCGCCCGCCATATCAGCTGGCCAGAACGGTGTCGAAGCATTTCACACACCAGCCGATATCGAATCGGTAACATGGCGATACACTTGGTTGATTCTGGATCTGCGAACTCAAGCGTCTGGTAAGCAAACCAGCTGTTAAACAGCCATGCCAAGCGATCAGCCGCGTCAGCACCGACAGCGTACAAATGAACGGCGATACGTCCGTATTGCCCTTCATCCTTCATGTTGGGAGCAAATACAATTTCACTTAGCTCCAACCAACCATATGGCGGCTCTGTTCCCTCTGGCACCTCACCGGTCCACAGACCACCGGACAACGCGGCGGAAAGACTGGGAGACGCCGTCAGGTGATGATGGAAGCTAGTTAGAATCGAATCCGGATTTACCAGAGCCACGCTCTGCCAGGACGGCAGACTGTAGCCGGTGCCGTCATAAGCCACGCTGTAGACGTGGTAATGCGACAGGGGATCCAGGCCGGTGACTTCAATAAACGTGCCAGGACCATCCCGCGGCCCTAGTAAAGAATAAGCGTAGTTGCCTACCTTGCTGTAATAAAGCAGGAACTGATGCGCCGGATCACCCGTTACACTGGCACGAAACGACGTATTGGAAGTAACGGCGATACTGAGCCCTGGTGCTGGAATAGGCATGGTTACTGTTCCTCAATACATTCGATTCGCCAGATCCGGCTCTGACCGGCCATGTCTTCCACACCGTGACAGATGAAGTAACGGGACGTCTTTGCCTCATACACCACATCACCGCGGCGAACAGCCGATGCGTCCATCAGATAAATGACGTGGGTAACGATAACCTGACGCTGAGCTAACTGCCGACTGGCTGTACCGTGCCGTGGTTGAATCAACGCGGGGACATCGATAAGACCTACTACCGGTGCATAGTTGGTTACCTGTCCGCCAGCTGGATCCTTCGTAATGTTTTTCCGGCGAATGGTGATTGTGGTGTTGAGCAGAGATTGCATTGACATGTTACCACCCCAGCTGCTTATAAAGGGCCAGGATGGTGTTCACACTGGCCAGATTGTTCTGGTGCAGTGTATTCAGTGCCAGGGTGTAGCTGTAGTCGCCAATCCGTTCCGACTCAATGTTGTAGCCGCCCTGCGCATAAGTCCGGCGCATCTGTGCCACCAGGAGCATGCAGGCGTAGGCAAGATCACTGGGAATCGTGGCGTAGCCAGCTTGATACGTGACCTTGATATTACCCCACGCAGGATGCACATCGGCGGTCACACGACCATACAGACCAACCCTCTGAAGCACAGGCCACACCGTACCAAGACGAAGAAGAATGCCAGTCAGCGATGGCTGACCGTCATACTGACGATCCAGCGTAAAGTGCACTCCTTCGGTCAGCTGAGTACCAGCACCGAACGCAGAAGCAGGATCGCCGTAGTACCCTGAATTGTCCTGCCAGACACCTGTAATCGAAACAACCGGAACCTGGCGCAGTGCCAGTTTGTACTGGTTGTTACCAGTGTAATAGTCGGTGTATGTTGCCAGTTCGAAGTTCTGACCGCAGTACGTCTTGATTGCTCTGTCCGCTGCGGCCAACCAGATATCGATTTTACTGTCTTCTGCCGTGCTGCCACTCAACCCAAGCAGCGTCTTGATGCTTTCGCGTGTTGTGAGCATACGACACCTGTAGATAGAAAAGGCACCGGTGGGCGATCCGGTGCCTGGGCGGGAAGTCTAAATGTATTCGTGACGTTGCTTAGGACACGTAGCCCTGGCCAGAGCCAGTGATCTTCTTGCGCCCGACGATGCAGGCGGCGACCGGAACGCTGGGGGTGCCACCACCAGCAGTCACCACCACAGCCTTCACGTAGCGCTTGCTTCGCTTGGTCGCGGAGATGATGGTCACCAGGTTGTCGTTGGCAGTCGCAGAACCAGCCAGAGCGGTGTTCACACCATCAGCGATGTCGGTATAGCTGCCGCCGGAAGTATCCGACTCTTGCAGCTTGAACTGGATGGTGGTCGAAGCGTCGCCAGCGTTGCCAGTCAGGAAGACGCCGTGGATCGGCCCTTCGGTGGTCTGACAGTCCACCGCGCTTCCGCTGGTGGTCGTGTCGGTGGAAATCGTCGTGCCCGGCACAATGCTGGCGCCCAGCAACGTCGTATTTTCCAGATCAATCAAGAAAGTAGCAGACACTAGTGTCTCCGGTTGTTATGTGTGCTGGGGTATCAGGCCCGGCTGGTTCCACACCAACCGGGCACCGATCATTGTGATCAGCTGGTCAGCAGGTTATCGCAGAGGATAAACGACGCTTCGTGCCGCGGTCCACCATCATGAATCAGGACCGCGCGGATCCAGGTCTGATCATAGGTGAACGGGCTGTCACCCTGCTGGCTGAGCGCAAACTCAACCGTGGGAGACATGGCAATCACGTAATCAGCGAAGTCGCCACCCAGCAGGTAGGTGTTATTGGTGGTACCATTACCACGGGTACGGGTCTTGGAGAGCTGGGTGCTCTTGTGGACCGGGTAGCCTTCCAGCGTAGCGCCTTCATCGCGACCCAGCTCCATGCCGTCCGAACGACCGCGGAAGGTGTTGAACAGGAACAGGCCCTTGCTGTCGCCGGCAGTGACGGCATCAGCACGCTTGTTGACCAGGTAGGCCCACAGCAGCGGACGCATGATCCAGCTCTTGAAGACGGCGTTCACGTCTTCGACCTTGGCAACCATGGTCGCCAGGTCTTCGGGCTGGAGCGGATAACCGCTGTTGGCGTCCGCAGGAGATCCAGCAGACGTATGGGAGAGGATGTTGTAGTTGATAAGGCCCTTGGGGCTGTAGGCAGAGCCGACGCCCTCAAGCAACTCTTTGTCCATCTTCAGCGCGAGCACCTTGGCCATGTCGTTCCGGATGAACGACTCCACGCTGACGGAGGCGTAGCGGAAAAGCTCATTGGGGATCTTCACCAGGCAGCTGAGCTTCTTGGCCTGCAGGATCAGATCGCCGGTGGTCGGAGTACTCTCGGTCAGCTGAACGCTTTCACCGATGTAGTAGGCGCTGCTGGCACCCGTCTGACGCGGGAAGACGATGCGGCCATTCGGCGGCAAACCGATAGTGGAAGCACCGGCCTTCGACAGCACTTCGTTGTTACGAAGCACGTCGATCAGTTCACCGAACTGAGGAGGAGCCACCAGGGCGCCCAGGTCGCTATCGACCTGCCAGCTCAGGCTCTTGGTAAAGCGACGATACTCGTCAGGGTCATAGCCGGCCATGCCAGCCTTGACCACATCACGTACCTGCTTGGCAAACTTGACCTGCGTCTCAGTGGTCTGCGGCAGCAGGGCAGAACCCAGCGGAGCCAGAATGGTATTGGCTTCGGCCTTCTGAGCGCCGGCTTCCTCATACCAGTGCTTGTGCAGCAACTGGTGCATTTCGATTTCGACCTTCGCCTGCGAAGGATCGATGGTCTTGTTCATGGTCTGGAACAGCTTCAGGAAGCTGTAGCCACGACTGGTCAGCGGGTCTTCACCCTTGCGAATGGAAGGAACCGGCATCGACTTCCGCTCAGGGGAGTCAGCCAGCTTTTCCACCGCGGCAGTAATTGCGTCCAGCCGCGTGGCCAGGTCGCTGGCTTGGGCGGGCGCGGGAGCATTACCAGTTGCGGACATTGATACCTCTTGTGTTCTTTTAGGAGAGGCGCGGACTGTGTTCACCGCACACTTCGCCTGAGCGTGTCAAAGGAAACCTACAGATCGGTCCCGATACGCACAAATCAGTGGGACTAACGATCTTCGGTGGATAACGTCGGCAGCGGCCCACGCCATCCACTCCCGTCACTGGGTCCCAGTGTTTGCAGGTGGCACAGGTGTCGGCCACCTTCATTTCGGCAACAGTGGTCAGCAACGTCTGCTCCAGTTCCTTTTCGACAGCAGACACTGCTGGATCGTAATAACGCTTCTGCCGGGCCATTAGATCTCTTCTCCGGTCAGCTCATACAGCTTGCGGGTAAGCGTCTCCAGCTTCTCCTGAAGCAACTTCTCCACCTGCTCGTCCTCCGCGCTTTTGCTCAACAGCACGGTGACTGGCTCCTGGGTGACCGGAACATGCACCGGAGCAGGAGGAGTGGACTTGGCTTCATGGTTCACAAAGACGCGGTAACCAGAAAGCTGTTCACCAACGCGGGCACAGGCAATGCGCTGCGAAGCCGAAAGCTCCTTGACGCCACTCAGCTCGGTGAGCAGGAAGGCAACGTCAGCGACTTCGAACTCATCAGGGGCAACACCCTTTTTGATGAGCAGTTCGCTGAACGCCTTGCTGCCGGCAGGCACGTCAGGCGCGGCGCCAGGGAAGTGATCCGGGTACAACTCCTGGCCCAACTCATGGATGTCAGCGTGCAGCTGGTGGGCATGGTCATGAATTTTCATGATCATCTTGGCCACCTTCGGATGCTCCAGCATCGGTGCGGCATCCTTGATGTAATCCGTGATGGCGCACAGATGGCTCTTCACCGTGTGCATCATCTTGCAGCCGTGCGGGCGGTTGTCCGGCGGCTCTTCGGCCTTCACGCCAGGACTGGGACTGATAATGGCCGGCTCCATGCCAGCAACCTGCTGATTACCAGGAACCGGAGTGTCCAGTTCCTTCTCAATCACATCGGCCATGACCTTCTGGTCCTCCGGTTTGGGTTCGTCTTTTTTTTCCAGCAGTTTGCAAAAGACCAGCGTCACGCCGTCTTCCACTTGCTGCTTGCGTACAGACTCCGGATCGCAGAGCGCGGCTTTGAATTGCACCGCGACCCAGTCTCCAGGTCCGTCGTCCGATGTCACGCGCTCAATCGAATCCGCTTTAAGGTCGTTCTCTTCCAGCCACGCCTTCACCTGATCCGCGGTTTCATAGCGGGACAGGGAGAAGATTGCGGCCTGGGGCTGTTCTGCCTTATCGCCTTGCTGTGGCCTGCCAGAGGAATCCACGGCAGGCTCTGGCTTCTGGTTGCCCTGGTGGGGAGGAGCGACCAGATCGTCCAGCAGTGCACCCTTCGCATCGATGAACAGGTGCCCCTTCGGTTTTGCCGCCGCGTACTCCAGGCTTTTGCGGAGCATGACGGACTTCACCTTACCCTTGTCCAGATGACCGCGGAGTGCGTCTGGGTTGGCAGGCACAGGGACGATTGACCACTCCAGCAGCGACCACTCATGGAAGATCAGGCCCTTCATGTCATTGGTCAGGAAGGGTTCACCAGGAGTGACCTGCGGATAAGGAAGATCCATTACTTCGATGCGGATCGGCGTGAAGCCAATCGACGCGGCGCGAAGAATGCCGCTTGCTACCAGATCAAAGGTTTCGGTGGACTCCCTGGTCTTGCCGTGGAAGTAGCCGCGGGAGATGATCTGGTCTTCGGATACCCAGACAGCCGGCTGACCCGTCAGCGGATGCTTGGCCAGAGCGACCGGGTACTCATCGGAGCGGTGGCTAAAGAAGACCTGAGGGTTGTTGTAGTAGTCCTGAAGCGTGCCCACGCACCCATGGGGAACGACCACGTCGCCGTGTTGATCGCGGCGTGCAGTGCTGATGACAAAGCCGGCGGACATCGTGGCTTCGTCAATAGCCAGCAGGCCGTCCGCGGTATCGACCGGACAGGAACCACGGTCGGCAAAGGCGATCTTGCGGCCCTGGTCATCCAGTGCACAGGCCGACGACCAGCGTGGGTGGCTACGCTTGGCCAGCTGCCCCAGGATATCAAGCTGAGTAGAGTCGCTCATTACTTCTCCGGTGCCTCCCCACCTCTGGGCGTGTTCCCCTGGTCCGACGCGGTAGCCCGATTGCGGCCCTGACTACCGTCCCCTGGCCCATGCTCGATGGCCTGATCAATGGGTACGGTGTTCAATGGGATCCACGGCACGTCGCCCCACGGCTCCTGGTAGGGCGTCAGGCCACGTAGAGAGCGGACTTCGTTCATGGTCCTGGCGCCATAGGCCAGGTCGGTGTTCAATTGACGCTCCAGCAGCTCTGGATCTTGCGGCGTGCGGTCTTCCCACCAGACACGAAGCCCACGCTGATACCGCGGTGCGGCCAGTTTTTCGGTCAGGTGCATGCCGAAGAAGCGGTAAAGCGGGTTGATCGTCAGCTGGTAGAACGTCGCCTGTGCAGCCAGCAGGGCGCCATAAGAGCCCTGGCTATTGGGTTGAGCAATCGCGGCAGGAACACCAAAGAGCGCCAGAATCTGATCGCGGATCTGCTCAGAGCTTTCACAGAACAGCAGTTCTCCTGGCGTCAGCTGTAGCTGCTTCAACTTTGCGCCAGGGGGAATCATTACCGGCCGATTAGTATTCTGCTCGCCGCCATAGCGGGACATGAGCCGGGCTTCAATGCGGTCCAGATCGGCTTCCGTTGGAAGCTTTACTCCCGCGTCGAACTCCACACCGACGCCAGGGAAGATACCATTGCGGAAGGTGAACCAGCGGGTACGGTCAATCGATTCCGACGTGTCGATCCAGCGGCTACCGGCGGTCAGCGCACTGTAGCCATCGACCTTGCTGATCGGCGACTTCTTCTTGAAGTGAATGACATCCTCAGCAGGGATGGAGTAGTACAGGTAGTTGCCTTCCACGGGACGCAGATCAAAGCTGGAGACGGCTCCCTGTTCATCAACACGCGGGAAGATCCAGTGGCTGGGGAGAACCCAGATAGCGGACGGCTTGCCGATCTTGTTGGGCGGCATCCACCAGTAGCAGTTGCCGGTCAGGCAGAGATACATGACGGATTCGTAGAGCAGGTCGTAGCTAGTATCCGGCTCATTGGGATCGTTCAGCAGGCGGACCAGCGGGTGGTTATCGGGCACCACCTCCAGCTGCTCATGGGCCTGCAGGGGGGTCAACGCCTTCTGGCGGATGCCTGGGTGCAGGTAGCGCTCGGTTTTACCAGGGACATCCAGCCCGCGGATAAGGGAGACGTTCGGTGCACGCATCGCGAAGGTGGTGGCAATGCGATCCACCGCGATGTAGGTCCAGGCATTGAAGTGGCGGACCTGCTCGATACGCGAATCGGTCCAGGCGTTCCACCAGGGACCGACACTGGAATGGCCCAGGAAAGAGCCCATCGCCCTTCTGGCACCGTAGCGTGGGCGCAAAAGGGCTGGCAGGCTTTTGAGCAGGGTGTAAGCAGACTGGATCAATCCCATCCGCAGCCCCGGAGCTGTTGACTGTGGCCTGAATGGGGGCGGGTGCCCCCTCCTGTACAGGTGAGGGCAACCCTAAGACGCGGGGGATTTAGGCACAACTTTTACACATCGAACCTGTCACGCTCTGCCTGTTCCTTGCGATCCCTGATACGCATCTCCTCCACAACAGTCCTGGCTTCTGTCACGTCGAAGTTGTTCCGCTTCTGGTTCTGGTTGACCAGATCCTGCAGTTGATCAGGCCCCAGGCTTTCCAGAATCTGCTGGCGAACCTGTTCCCGCTCCTCTTCAGGAGCATCGTTGATTCGCTTGGCCAGTCGCTCGTACAGATCGTTCATGTCCTGGTGTTCTGCGGCCAGCGACTCCTGTGCTTCAGGTGACATGTTGTCTGCTTCTGGTTTCGGACCCCTGTACAGACCAGGGCCAGGCAACTCTCCTTGCAGCTTGAGGTTGCCTTCGCTGTCGTACATGTCGATGTCTTTACCGTACTTTCCTGGGAACAGCTCGTAGCGGTTCTTGTCCACTGCCATGTGAGCCAGATACGCTTCGTACGGGAAGGGGTAAGTACCCCTGGCCTGCCATTCGTCGATGTAGCGAAGGCCAGCTTCATCGCTAAAGCGGCTCACTTCGCGGAGCGTGTTGGCCATCATGCCTTCGCGGGTGATGGGGTTTTCATGGTCAGGTACCCACACCTTCCGCAGATCCACCCGGTTGTTGTCAATGATGCCACGCATCTTGCCAGAGGAAGCACTGTGCGTCTCTTCCGTCACGCCGTTCATGGCCTGCAGACGGGCGAATGCTTCGGCATAGACGTTCCACACCGACCGCACCAGCGGCGATTCGTGATCCAGATCGAACTCATAGACTTCTTTTTCGTCCGAATCCTCCGCGCGTCGCATCCATTCGCGCATGGCTTCGAACGTCATGGCCCCCTTTCCACCGGGCTGGTCGATGTTACGGGATCCATACGGACCCGCCATCTTGTACGTTTTGGCACTGACCGCGTCCTGCGTCCTGGCCACGTTGCGGTGGAAGGTCCAGAGCAGCTCTTCCTTGGCTCGCAGCAGCTGTCTGGGCGTCTCTGCATAGCGAATCCGCTCTTCGATGTCGGAGAGCTTGTACCATTCGCCAGGGATCCGCTGCTTGTCGGGCAGCCGGCCCTCTTCCTTCGCCAGCTGCTCGTCCTGGGACATCTTGGTAATGCTCTCCAGGTTCTGGAACTGCTGGCTACCGCGGTAAGCAGGGTCAAAGTCGAACCGCATGGTATTCAGCGTGCGGCGGATCTCCGTGTACTGACGTTCCGTGAAGTCCTTCGCCGGCTCCAGCTGAAGCTCTGGCAGCTTTTGTCCTGGCTTCCAGGTGGAACCCATGCTGTAGCGGTTCACCTGCTCGTTGATCATCGCTTCAGCGGCTTTGTCGCCGGCCTGATAGCTTCCATGCAGCGACTGAGCGCTTAGATAAGCATTGATCTGGGCACGCCGCCGGTTACCCAGGCCGATGTCCCACCCTTCAGCACGCGGATCGGCGACGAAGTACATACGCATTTCGTCGGTCATGCCCGGCCGCTTGAGCGTACGCCGGTCGTAGTCCGACATGATCTGCTCAGTCGCGGAGGAAGCTTCGCGGATCCGATCCTTCCGTGTCTTGTATTCGTCTTGCCGACCGGGCACGCTGGGGTCGCCGCCAGGAGTTTCTTCTGAATAACGGTAGGGCATCTTGAAGTAGGAAGACTGAAACCGCTTGCCCTGCCTGCGATCCAGCTCCTCTCTGGCTTCTGCTTCCGTTTTCCCCTGTGCCCGCATGGCTTTATAAGCTTGTTGCTCGTTGATACCGCCCGTCATACGGTATTTGTCGTAGTCAGGCGAAGCGTAATCGACCTCCCTTTTGGCCCTGTCTACCGCGGCACGGGCTTCATTTGGGCTCATTCCACTCTGAACATAGCCGCCGAACAGTCGCTGGTGGCGTGCTTCGTCCGAAGTCATGCCCAGTTCCATGTAATCGGCGTACAGTTTCTGATAACGGTCGGTGTCAGCAGCGTTTCTATACTTGACGTTCTCCAGCTGGCGGATAGCAATCTCTGTCAGCAAGCTGTCACGCTTTTTCTCACCGATGTTTTTGCGTTCGTACGCGGAGCGAACCCCCTGAGCCATCTTTTCGTAGCGGCCCTGGTACGGGAAGGAGTCTCCCTGCGTTTTTCCGTCATAGCTATCGCCACGAAGACGCTTTACCTGTTGGTACACTGGGCCAAAGGTGTCTTCCAGCTTCTTGATATTTTCTTCACGCTGCCTCTGCAGTCTTGCCGCGCCTTTTACGTCACCTTCCTTGCGCAGGCGACTGATTTCCTTTAGCTGCTCAGTGTAGATACTCCCAGGACCGCTCAGTTGTAGCTTGCTAAAGAGCCCCAGCTGACCAAGACGCTGGTCATAGTTTCGGCGAATGTCTGGATTGTCGTTCGTTACCGTGGTTGGCGGCAAGAACGCGGTAGCAGATTGAAGAAAAGCCTGCTTTTCCTCATACATCTTGCGGATGTTGGGAAGTTCCCGCAGGTATTTCTCCAGCCAGTCAATGTTGGTAGCACTTGGAAAGCGGTTCGCACGGGCTGTTTTCAGCTCATCACGCAGAAACTTCTCCAGTTCACCGGAGCGTACGTAGCGCAGATAGTCATTGATCTCCGTCAGCTGGCCTTTTACTCTGCTGAAATCGACCGAAGCCATGCGTGGATCAGCTGCCACCGCGGCACGTTTGGTCTGGTCGTAACGCTCTCTCTGCTGAATCAGTGGCTGGTTGTACTGCGACGACCGCTCCATGTCGCTCAGCGGCGTCTTTTCGATGCCATACGACTTGCGGTCCAGCCCTCCACCGCGGATTTCTTCATCCGCGATACGTGCCTGGCCCTCTGGCGACTCCAGGTAATGACGTACCGCAGCCGCCAGTGCCCCGTATCTCGTCTGCTTTTGGCTGTGAAGCTCTACAGGGAGAGCAAATTTTTGCTCTACTTTTGCCCCTGTCA